TCGCGCTGCGCCGGGCCTGCTCGGCCTCGACCTCCTTGAAGACCCGATCGATGGCCAACAGCCAGTCCGAGCGGACGCCCGGTGCGCTGTCGATCTGGTCGAAGGTCCAGCCCGTCAGCCTGACCAGCTCGTAGTCCCGCAGCTCGGGCGGGAGGTCGTCTACGGTGCCGCCGTCGAGGGCGTTTCGGATTCTGGCGAGCCCCCTCCAGGGGCTGTCGGGTTTGGGTTCATCGGGTCCGGCGTTGTGTTGAGGAACATGGCCGCCGTCAGGGGAGCCACAGCCGCTTGGAGCGCGTCCCCAACTGGTCCGGGCAGGTCGAGCACGGCGTCCAGCGTGATCGGGCCATCGAAGCTCCAGGACTCCAGTAGCGCCACGATGGCGGCCTCGTTGGCGTCCCGCAGCGAGGCCCGCTCGGCCCTGGTGAGCTGATCGGTCGCGCGACGCTGCGCCGTCTGGGCGACTGCGATCGCCTCGTCGTCCCCGACCTGACGTGCCTTCTCCAGCTTCTCGTTGGCCGCAGCGATGAGGTTGATGATCTCGCCGCGGACGTCGCCCATCGCGTCCTCCACGGGCCGGCGCTGGCGCCTCGTGACCGTCGCCGGGTCACGCCGCACGGCCCAGTGGCCGCCCGGCAGGTCGATCCGCCTGGTGGACTCGTCAGCCATCAGATGTACGTCCCGCTCGCGACGTTGTTGCCCAGCGTCACCGACCCCAGACCGAACCCGCCGCTGGAACCGACATCGGTGGTGTTGCCGATGGGCTCGCTCTCGACCTGGATCTCGACGTACGCCTTGCCGAGCGACTGCTTGGCCTTCGTGTAGGCGACCTGGGTCATGTGCATGCCGACCTGCGTCATCGACGCTCCCGTGCCGGCCGCCCACCGCAGGTCCACGCTCGGCTGCGTGTTGTTGCTCATGCGGTTGTACTCGGTGTCGTCGTCGATGTAGGCGGTGAACGAGTACTTCGCGCTGAGCGGGCCGAGGAAGACCTGGGCGTACTGCTGGCTGCCGGTCATGCCGGGGACCAGCTCGGCCTTGCGGGCCAGCGTCACCTTGCCGTCGCCAATCTTGCCGACCACGGTCCCGCCGATGATGGCGACGCCCTGCCAGACGGGCGGCGGGAGGATCGCCGAGAAGCTCTGCGTCGGCGGCGACACCTGCGCGCTGGGAACGAGGCCCATCGCTTTCGCCGTGTACGTCAGCAGGCCCTCGAACGAGAACGACAGCTCGACCTCCTGCCACTGGATGCCAGCGTACTGCCGCGCCTGGGAGACGTCGTAGAAGTTGCAGAGAGTCTGCGACGTCGGCTGTCCGGTGCCGCTGTTGAGCAAGTTGCCGGCATGCGTCACCGGCGCGCCGATGGTCACCGAGACGCCGCTCGCGGAGGCTGTCGCGGCGGCCGAGATGACCACGGTGGTGCCGTTCGTGACGCTGACGATGAAGGCGCCCGAGGGGATGGAGCCGCCGCTGATGTTCTTCCACTGGTCAGTGGAGGTGAACGACGCCGTCGCGCTGGTGACGGTTGTCGTCGCGTTGGTGACGCCGTCGGTCACCGTCCGGCTGGAGCTGGCCGAGACATCGCCGAGGATGCCCAGCAGCGACCAGCCCATGTCGTCGGCGAAGGCCGGGCCGCCGATGGTGTACGTGGTCGAGCGCGGGCCCTGGACCATGCCGTACGTCTCCAGCATGGCCCCGCGCAGGCCGTTCACGGGGAGCCACTTCGGGACGTCCTCGGGCTCGTTGGTGGCGAGCTTCAGGTAGTACGTGCTCGCGACGCCCGTGCCGCGGCTGGACTCCTTGGCGATGCCAACGTATGACCTCGCAACGGCTACCGGCACCGGCTACTCCTCCTGCGATCCCGCCGCGGGCGCGGCCGGGGTGGTGTTCGGATCGGGCGCCTGCGGGCCGAGCTCCGGGTCGCGTGCGCTCTCGTCCGCCTGGCCCTGCGTCGACTCGTCCGCCTCCGGGGCTCGCCGCACGACCGCCGCGCCCGACCAGGGATGCGTCAGCCGGTCCCAGTCGACGGGCGGCTCGTCGGCCGACTCCAGGCGCACATGCGCGATCGGCTCGTCGGCCTCGTACTCGACGACATCGCCAGGCAGCAGCCGGCGGGCGATGGGCGGGACGGGGAAGTCCTCTGGCTCGGCGCCCGCGAACGTCTGGCGGAAGGTGGGCATGGGCAGTCCTCGGGCGGGAAGTGGGAGAATTCGGCCTCGGTTCGGCGCCGAGGAACGCTGATCGCGTGCGCGCGGATGGCTGGCTGGCCACGTGGGGCCAAGCCGGAAGCGCGAGGTAGGCCAATCTCGGCCGAGCGACGGCTTCGATACCTGCGGGACTCAGGTCCGCGTCCGACGGGACGTCAGTGGGGGATCGGGTGGAGAGGGAGATGTCGTAGGCGCCGAACCGCCCTACGGCCGCTGAGGGGAACAGGCCCTACACGGAGCCCCGTCTGGCGGTCGTCACCGCCCCCTGCCTGACGGCCGCTGGCTCCCTCGCGGACCGTCACCTCGGGCCTGTTCCCCTCAGCGGCGCCTGCGCCGGCGCGATCCCTTGTGCCCCTTGTGCGGGTGCTTGCGGCCTCTCGCCCGCTCGGACAGTTTCTTGCGCGCGGCGGCGCTCAGGTGGCGCGGGTGACGGTGAGCCTTCCGGGTGGCCGCCATCCGGGCTTTGGTCGCGGCCGACAGGCGGCGCTTGATGCCCTTGGCCTTCCGGGAGGCGGCCTGCGCCTTCAGACGGGCGACCAGCGCCGCGTGCTGCTTGGCGTCCAGGGGCTTGCGCTTGAGACCCTTGGCCTTGCGTGCCGCCGCTGCGGCCTTCAGGCGGACGCTGAGCCTGGCGCGGGCCGCAGCGGACATCGGCCGGCGCGATCGGCGCGCCATGGTCGCTACGGCCCCGGGTCGGAGTACGCGACGACGAGCACCTGGCGGACTCGGAGGATGAACTCCCATCCGAGGTAATCGATGCCAGCCCAGCGCATCACGCTGACGTGGCCTCGGACGACGAAGGCGTCGGTATCGGTGAGGCCGTTGAGCTGCATGTGTCCCCGGAACAGTGCGGGGATCAGGTCGCGGAAGGGAACGAGGCTGGAGAACTGGGTAGGCGCGTCGTTTCGCCAGAGCAGGAGCCAGATCTTGATCTCGTCTTCGTTGTACTCATTGCCCTGCATGAGCACTTCGCGATGCCCGGTACCACCGAGCTCGAAGCCATCAGGCAGTACCAGCGCGACCGGAGGATCAGGCAGTGTCTCCGGCGGGATCGAGTAGGCACCCTGGATGCCCTGTACGCCAGTCCCGTCGCCGACCTGGACCCCGCTGTAGAAGTACGGGCTCTCGGCCGCATTGGGCTGGCTGCCGCCGATCAACAGCCCGATGCGGTTCAGGATGTCCAGGTAGGCCATCAGGGCTACAGGTAGATGTTCTTGAACCGCGACTCAACGAGAGACCCGCTGTCCAGGGCGTTCCACTCTCGGAGCAACGAGTGGACGACGCCGGTCACGCCGGCGCCGATCTCGTCCGACCAGCCCGCGCCGCGGGACCGCCAGAGCTTGGCCGTGATCCGGCCAGCGAGGCCCTTGATCTGGTCCGGGACTGCGGGCCAGCCCCAGTTGGCTCCGATGGCGATCGTCGCGTAGCCGGGGATCGCCGTCGGCAGGTAGGTGGTATTGGAGATGGGGATGTGCGCGATGTCGAGGCCGAACCAGGGATCGCGTTGCGTCGGGTCGGCCGAGCTGCCAGCCGGCTTCGGGTTGCGGGGCCAGCAGAAGAAGTTGCTCGGAGGCCGGACGCCATCGCCGCTGAGCTGCACCGTCCAGTTGGCTCGAGGCTGGTTCTCGAAGTAGGCCAGTTGCACCTGAATATTGGTGGCGCTCGTCTTGGCTGGGTGAGCGAAGACCGTGCCCGGGGCCGCCAGCGAGAGGGTCCAGGTGCCGTTGCCGTTGTCGGCGGGCGCCCCGCTGATCGTCACCTGCTCCTGCGTGATCGCCGCGTCGAGCGTCAGGACGTCTCCGTTGTTCGGCAACGGGCCCCGATACGGGGTATAGACCACAGACATCGAGCCGGCCGCGCAGGCGGCAACGTTGCCGACCTTCGCGTAGAACGGGTGGCCGCCCGTGGTGATGCTGGACAGATCGTCGCCAGCGTCGAAGTACTTGATGTCCCAGCCGTCTGCGTAGAAGTACTGCCCGAACTGGTCGTCGAGCCAGCGGGACACCTCGCTCGCGAAGAAACTCCAGACGGCAGCGTTCGGAGCTGGGTTGACGTCCTTGAGGTACGTCGGGATGTCCTGCTCGGTGATGTACGCGGAGGCGGCCATCAGCGCACCCGCCACATCGCCAGCGAATCGACCCGCTTCAGTTCGCCTGCGCCATGCCGCCGCCACGCCTCGGTGACCGCTGCCTCCACCCCCCAGCGGCCGTAGTCGTGACAGGCCACCCGGCCACCGCGACGCACCAGCGGAACCGTGAGAGCCAGATCGCGCGCCACGGCTTCGAATTCGTGGCAGCCGTCGATGAGGGCCAGGTCGAAGGCGCCCGGCCGGAACACCGGCAGGACATCCTGGAACCGGCCGACATGCAGCACGACGCGATCGCGGACGCCGACCCGCTTCAGGTGGTGCCACATCTCGCAGAGCGTGTCCTGAATGCCCACATGCTGGTCGCCCTGGTGCCAGTCCACCGCGTGGACCATGCGAGCGCCTGCCTGCGCCATGACGACCGCTGAGGCGCCCTTGAAAGAGCCGAGCTCCAGCACCAGTTGGCCAGGCACCAGCTCGGCCAGCGCCTCCCACTCCTCGTGCGTGCTGAAGCTCTCGATCATCGCGCGACTGCGACCGACTCGCGCGGCTCGGCGGGTTCGTTCGCCTGGAGCTCGCGGAGGCGGCGATCGTGGACCAGTCGAGCGCGGAATGTTCGTCCGTCTGACTTCCAGGCCCCCACATGCGGCGACACCAGCGCAGTGTCCACGTACACCGGCCAGCCCTGCTGGGCGGCCTGGTAGCAGAACCAGACGTCCTCGCCCCAGGATCGGCCGTCCCAGGTGGGCACCTGGAACCACGGTCCCAGGTCGGGATTCCAGGTCTCCAGTACGTCCCGCCGGATCGCGGTGCATCCAAGGCTTGTGGCTCCGATGGGGTGGAGGCCCGGCTGGTCCATCAGGCGCTCCGCATCCTCGTCGCTGAGGCGAGCGAAGTTGAAGCCGTCGAACCGCCCCGGAACGGCCTGTTGATGCTCCATGACGCGGCCGAAGGTCATGGCGCCGACGACCGGATCGGTGTAGCCGCCGACCCGCTCCAGCACTCCCTCTGGCGGGATCTGGTCGTCCTGGAGGTGCAGGAAGTAGTCCCAGGTGTCATCCTCCAGGGCCGCCGCCACGAGCTGGTTGCTGTTCATGTGCACGTAGCACGAGCCCTTCATCAGGGTCATGCCGCGGTAGCTCTTGCCGTAGGCGGCGATCTCGGCCTGGAACTGCATCCACGCGATGAGCCAATCACCGCTCACGCTGCCATAGATGGACAGGCCCAGCTTGATTCGATTGGGCGTCACGTGTCCAGCCAGAACCCCGCCGCCGGCAGCGTCGTCACGTAGCCCAGCGAGCATGTTGTCACGTAGACGTGCTCAGGCGCGACCTGGTCGCTCGTCAGGCGAGCCTCGCCGCACCAACGACACCTGCCGTTCCGCGAGTCACGCGGCGGGCCGCCGCAGTTCTCACAGTCGGACTGCTCGAGTCGAACCGGATTCGAGATGGCCATGGAGGTACTCCTGTGCTCGGGCGTTGGGTTGGCTCGGGCGCGAGGAGGGCCGGAGCCCTCCCCGGACGCCCGAGCAGGACGTACTACTGGACGGTGGCGTCGGAGCTGTCTTCGACCGGCATGAACGCCCAGACCGCGCTGATGTCGCATGTCGCGGCGCCAGCCGAGGTCACCTGAAAGCGGACGTACTGGAACTGGAGCTGCGCGAAGTGCACGCTCACGACGGTGGCCGCGTTGGTCGTCGCGGGCAGCGTGCCCTTGTCCGGCGTGATGGTGGTGAAGCCGGAGTTGGTCGAGTTGGACCCCTGGACGATCGGGGCCAGGGTGCCCGTCACCGCCGTGGCGCCGTCCTGGCCGATGATGAGAGTGAGCAGAAGGTCGGTCGCCGTTCCCTTGTTCTGGGCCGTGCCGGTGGCGGTCGTCGCGCCGGTGGAGGTCAGTCGAACCTCGTTGTCGACGGTGACCTTGATCTTGCCGGGCATGGTGGACATGCGCTGTTACCTCCTTGCCCAGCTCACGCGTTGGTGGCGATGTAGAACGGCTCGGGGTGCGCGACCCCGATGTCCAGGCGCCGGATCAGCCTGATCCAGGTCTGGTCCGCCTGGAAGGCGGTCCCGGCGACGTTGCTGGACAGGATCTCGATGTCCTGGCGCTCCATGAGCCACAGGTGCTGCCAGTCCCCGAAGAAGACGGGGTTCATGTTGGCCGCCGCCATCGGGTTCGGGGACGTCAGGTTGTTCACGGTCGTGGGCGCTGCCGACGCGCCGCCCGTGCCGGCCACGAGCGTCTTCTTGATGATGTTCGACAGGACCCAGGTGTCGACGCCCATCAGGCCGTCGAGTGCGCTGGCGCCGTCCAGACGATTCTGCCACCGCATCTGGTTCCAGCCGAAGTCGTAGTTCGGCCGCTGGCTGCCCGCGGAGACTCCCTGAGCGGCGTCTGACTGGCCGGTGATGTGCACCTTCAGCGCGACCGGCCCCAGGATGCCGGTGCACTGCGCCTGTCCGAGGGGCACGTTGGCGGACCCGTTCAGGTCCTCCACGTTGTAGATCCCGGCGGCGATGTCGCTGACCGTCGGGTACTTCGAGTTCGTGCCGACCAGCGTGTTGCTGCCGCCGTTGAACCCGCCGCCGTTCGTCCCGTTGGCCTTGGTGACGTTGGTCTGGTTGTAGAGCCCCGTCGGCGTGGCCGACTGACCGGTGCCCAGCAGGGCCTGGAAGTCCTGGTCCCAGGCCATGTACTTGGACCCATTGGTCTGGAGGATCTGCATGGCGGCGGGGTTGCTGTCCCGGATCAGCTCGTTGCTGATCTGGATGAACAGGGCCTGCTTGCGAGCCGTGAAGCTCACCTGCTGGAACTGCGCCTGGCTGGCCGTGAGAGAGGAGTTCTCCCCCGCCCAGTTCACCTGGAGGTTCATGCTGAGCCGCGGCACATGGACCACGCGCGTGCCCATCGGAATGCGCGTGACCGGCAGGCGCGCCAGCGCCGAGGCGGGGTGGATCTGATCGATGAAGCTGGTGCTCCACAGCTCGGGGGCCAGCCAGCCGCCGTCCTGCCCGCTGATCATGTCGCCCTGGGCCTTCAGGGTGGACTCGCTCTTGGTGAGCGCGTACGCCTCCAGGGCGGCGTAGTACGCCTTCTCCCAGGGCGCGATCCGGGCGTAGGCCAGCTCGCCAGCATTGGTGTTGCGGGCCTGCTCGCAGGCCATCGACCAGCGGCAGACGCTGAAGTTGTCGATGTCGCCGCGGGGGAACTTGAGAACGGAGAAGGTCTCCTGCTCGGCCTTGGTGCCGCGCGCCGCCTTGTCCGCGACGAACGTCGCGAATTCCTCGGCGACCGTCTCGCGCTCCTCGGGGCTCAGCGAGGAGGGCGGGAGCCAGCCGCCCTTCGTCTCGCCCAGCGTGTAGCCGGGCGGAACGGCGCTCTCGTGCGCTGCAGCGGCGTCGATCCAGCGGACGGTCTGGCCGGTGGCCCGGTTGACGACCGCGCGCTTGGTGGCGCCGAAGCGCTTGATGTCGACCTCGATGGTGTCCGGCGCGGCCGGATGCGAGGCATTGAAGCCCGGGCGCGTGCGCGGGTCGGTCTCCTTTTCCCACTCCTTGCGCGCCTCGCGGACCGCCTCGTCGACCTGGTCGCGGAAGCCCTGCACGAGGAAGGACTTCACCTGCTCCGGGTCAAGGACGACCTGCTTGCGCTCGTTCTCGGAGAGTTCGAGGTAGCCGACCCTCACCTGCGTGGGCTGTTCGTTGTTGCCCATTTGAGGTTGGGTCTCCCTGTGAACTGGCGGCCGGGCCGCCGGATGGACCGCCTACGTCTTAGCGATGCCAGGCGTGGCGTGCAAAGTGCATGAGGTCGTCGCTTCCGTCGCTGGGATCAGGGACGTTGTGCTGCGTGGACGAACGAACGGCCTCGGTTGCTGCTTCTCGAATGAGGGCAGTCATGTCCAGCTCGGACATGGCTGCGGCGAATGGGTCGGCCGCCTGCTCTGCTGGCGACGCGGAGATGCTGGCCGCGTGCTTGCGCTCCAGCGCCTCCCGGCCAGCGGAGAGGAGGTCCCAGGCGGAGTAGGCGCCGAGCATGTCGGTGTACTCGGTGGCCTCGCCGCGCGCCCAGCAGAGGAGGTCCTGGGCGACGAAGCACAGTGAGATCACGTCGCCGTACTCCGTGCACCCGTCCTCGCCGAGCTCCTGCGCGATGAGGGCGTCGATGTTGGCCAGGGCCGCCGCCAGGGCCTCGGTGTGCACCGCCTCCTCGCCGGTCAGGTCGGGCAGTGGGCCGCCCTTGCGCTCCCCGGCGGGAGCAGACTTCGGCGCGTCGGCGTCGTGGTTGTGCGAGTGCGGGACCTGCGAGTCAGGCCCGT